CCAAACTTAACCGCCTTCTTATAGTGGTATTGTGCTTTCTTAGCGTCTGAACAGCTAAATAGTAGGGATAGTATCAGAATGGGTAGTAAGTGTCTCATAAGCTCTCTAACATTGTTATCATTCTAGGGCAGGGATAGATGTCACTCTTATCCTTTCGCACTGAATTGTGGGTAAATATACCACTTTCTCCTTTCAAAGCACGTTTGTCAATATCAAAGATGGTAGCAAAGTAATCTCTAGGGATATTATACTGATCACAAAGGTAGACTAGAAGCTGTCTAGTGCTCTCTATTTGTGCATCTGTATACTTCTGCCAATAGATATAGCCTTTGTACTTTTGATCTAGTATAGTAACCTCAGTATAGTCTACTTTGCCACCTACATAATTATAGTAATATCCGTTCTTTTTGGTTAATGGTCCATAGTTACAGATCTCAATGCCTACAGATATCTTATCTAAGCTCTTATAGGCCACCCCTGACTCAGTGAATATCTCTTGTTTAAGGCCCAAGTGGTAAGCCCAATTTTTAGAGCTAAAGCATTGCACTATAGTACCTCTATTGCCTATAATAAAAGCTGTTGCAACTCTCTCAGGCTTAGTATCAAAATACTTAGCTACTGATAGTGCATCAGGGCCTCCTGCTGTATGGTGTAGGTATATCTGCTTTTTGTCAGTAAGCTCATCTACGTATTGATCCTTAGATAATCGGTGTTGTATTATCTTGCTTATATCTAACTCCATCTATATCGTTTTTTATTTCTTTTGAACGCTGTAATAAATTCTTAAATGCTGACCATATATCTATGCCTTTTACAGCCTTGTAATTTTCTGAGATTGATATAACTTCTATACTACAAAGTACTAGAGATAGAATTTTGGTGAGCATCAAAGGCACACTAAAAAATATTAAAATAATATCATTCAGAATAAACTTATCTATTAGGTAAAAACCAATAACAGCCACCTCATATAAAAACAACTTAGATACAATGGCTGATAGTTTGCGAGATGTAATTGGGATGCCTAATTTCTTAGACTTCCATATACCTGTTAGCGTATCTACTAAGATAGCAAAACCAATTAAAAATAATATACCTGAGATAGGTAAAAAGAAAGAGCCTACCACTGCGAAAAGTTGAATAATGTATTTTTGAATTGAGGATAAAAGAATGGCTAACTGTACTTTCATTAGAGAATAAGAATAGAGTTATTATATCCGTTCTCCCTGAAAGTGCCACAGGTGCCTAAGCAAGTTGTTTGGTATTGGTTAATGCAGCTGCAGTTATTGAACATAGGCCTTAGATCAGTATCCTGATTAGTGGTAGAGATAAACTGAGGGAATAGGTTTCTATTAACTAGCAGCCATCTGATTAATCTCTGCTCAAAGAATGATGCCTTTTGAGCGTAGTGTTCCATACCAAAGGCCACCTCATTACGTGATACACTTGCAGAGTAGTCACCTGATTGTGTTTGTAAACCTTTATTTTTAAGTTGGTAAGTTAATCCGAAAACAGCATCCTCTGCAGATCTCCAAGCTATCACAGGCTGTATGAACTCAACTAAGTCTACCTCATCAGGATTAAGTGTCTGAGCATTATACTGAGTTAGCATATAGTTATAGAAAGTAGTGCCTAAAATAGGCTGTACTCTTAGTGCTGCCTGAGTAGCTATGTATGGTGTTACATCTGTAACATCCACATTGGCTGTAATAGGTGTATTAACTTTTAGATAAGTTTCAGTGATAAAATATAGCATCAGACAGTAGGTGTTATTGTTGGGGTTGTTTCAATGGCAGGTAAATCAGCTAGAGCTCTTATCTCGTTTGGTGTCATGTTGTCAAGTATCTTCTGAGCAACAGTAGGATGCATAGCACTGATAAGATTGTTTATTCTTGAAGCATCACCCTCTAGCTCTACTATAGACTCATCTATGACCTGGAAGTTATTGATAGTGAAATCTGCAGGTATCTTAGAGATTGTTAATAACTCGTTAAAAATATGCTCAACACATCCCCTTAGCTCCATTACTACATTCTTTTCAAAAATAACATAAGCCTGCTTAATATCTGCACCACCTCCAAGGCTTCCTGTAGTACGTACTCCCATTAAGATAGGATCTATTGTGTGAGCAAAACATATCTGCTCAGTGTTAAGTTGTGAAGCTTCTTGAAATAGGCTATCATTACCATTAGTTGGCATGGCTTCTATCTTAGGTAACTGATCCTGGCTATTAGCAAAGAATGCCACAGCTTTCCCTGCATTAGCAGCCCCTTTCATACGATCTATAGTCTCTTTGATCATGTGCTTCTCCTCCTCTGATTGTGGCCTCTTAGGAAACATCATAGCAAATGAAGGGAAAATTGAGTTTTGAATATTAGACTTAGCAAAGTAGCTTAGCTCACCTGATAAGAAAGCAAAGTTAAGACAGCTAGTATATTGTGGTAGAGAATAGTGGTCCTGGCCTATAGACTTAATCTCATAACAATATAACTGCTCATAGTCAGTATTGGCTATGTGGTATGGCTTAATCTCTTGAATGCCTATCCTACGTGACCAATCATCACAAATAAAATACATTCTCTTATCTGCACTTACTCGCACCTTCTCAGGTGATACATTCTCTATCCTGCTAATCTTTTTACCTTGACCATAACAAATCTTAAAATACACCCTGTTGTGGATGATGAGCTGCTTAGTGACAGCCTTTACTATATGCTTTAAGTTAATCTTTCTTTCAAAAGTATAAAGCTCTAATTTTTCAACAGTAGTAAGCAAATCAGTCTTAAGGGCAAAGCCACCACCTATCACTGCATTAGTTTTGAAGTCCACAATAGCACCATGCAAAGGTGATGAGTAGTACATCTGATTGAGTATACTAGGGTAGAGATTATCATCCCCAAAATTAATCCACATGTTAGCAGAATATCTACTATCTACATAAGGTAGTGTAAGATTGCCAGGGCCAACAGGCATAAATGGGGTGCTAAAGGATTGGTATCCTTCCACCACTTCTGGAGCTGTGCTCTCTTTCTTAAAAAAGTTATTATACCATGCCATAATTAATCGTATATTGAAGTCCCTACAGGCCCACTTACCACCATTCTACCCTCTTCTATCACTACTCCTGTGGATTGTGCAATAGTTAAAGGTAGTACATAGGGTACTGAGCTCTGATAAACTTGGTAAATAAATTGCCCTTGTAATAATGTGATATCTACAGGCTCATTAAGTACAAAAAGATTGTATCTTTCAGGGTATGAGCTAGTATCAGCAGTAGTAAATAGCTGAGTGCTACTAGTAGTATTCATTTCATTAGTAAAAGCGAATAGATAGTGAGGGGTGGGTACAGTTGTGACCTCTGTTAAGGTTAGCACAATTTGATTAATCACACCTTGTTCAATGTATATCATACCTATATTAGATGTTCACTTCAAAATGTTTAGAAATAAAAAAAGCCCCACAAATTGCAGGGCTGATTTTAGAAAGGCAATAGATTAAATCAAGCCTAAAGCAGTGTAAGCTGCAGGTCCACCTGCTAACTGTACCTCTAGTGCTAAAGACTCATTCTCAGCTACCAAAGTAACTGTGTACTTAGAACCATCAGCTCTAGCAGTTCCTGATCCTTCTCCTGTAGCTGTAAGCTGCAAGTATGGGAAGTACCAATATCTACCATTAGCATCTAATACTACACCTGCAAGGTATTGTTGACCTGAAGCAAGTATCTTAAGTGCATTAGACTTAGCAGCTTCACGTCTGTGGAATACTAAATTGATAGTCTGAGTTACAAAAGTAGAGCCATTGATTAAATCAGCAGCCTGCTCTTCTGTATAGTTTGATGTGTTTCTGCGAATGAAGTAATTATCAAACACTGTTAAAGCAGGTGTAACTGTAATAGCTGTTACCTCATAGCTAGGGTATGTAGTGTTTGCAGTAACTACGTTAATGTTATCCTGAGGGATAAACCATACTTGATAGATACCACCACTGTTATTATCGCAACTTTTTTGAATGCCCTCGAGGGCTGTACATGTTGGCATGTTTTTTAAGTTTTATATAAAGGGGGTTGCCCCCCTCTATGAATTAATAATTAAGATCCAAAAACGATATCAGTTGGATTAACATAGTTAAATCCTACCTTCATGTTAGCACGAGTTCTGATGTAAGGCTCAGCAACTGTATCTGCTAAGTTCACTGCACGTAGATCTGATGGATCACCTTCACCATCAAACAAGTATACTAAATTATCCTTCAAAGTAATTACTAAAGTGTCATTACTCATACCTGGACAAAGAACTATTTTGATACCTAAGTAAGTCAAAGATAGATCTTGAGTGATATAAGCATTAGTGTTACCTGAAGCTACTCCTAATCGGTAGATGTTTACTAATTGAGTTGGTAAGTAGATGCGTAAATCAGCAGTACGTGATGCAATGTTAGCAGGTACTAAAGAAAATGCAGCCTCTAAGTCAGTTAATAACTGAGCAAAAGTAGGTGTAGCAGTCATATGGTAAGGGATAACATCGACATCTGCTGCAAGTTGTACTTCGTAACCATCACATAAAGAAAGTGGGCCACTTGGTAGAGCAGCATCACCTTGCCATCTCAATGATTCAATAGATCCATTAATAGAGTTAGCCATCTCAGACCAGTAAAAATTCATAAAGTTAGCTACAGAGAAATCTCCGTTTGAACCTTGAGCCATTTGCAAAGAAACAAAAGACTGCTCTAAGTCAAACTGACAAATTTGAGCCATGCTAGATAAAGCACAAACACTCATTAATTTAGCTGTAAGCTCATCAGTTGGTGCAGTGAAAGCACATGTAGATGGTTGTAAAATATCACCAAAAGTTACAGTACCGATTTTAACCTCAAACTTTACACCTGGTAAAGTACGAAAGTTGTCTACGATATCTGATGATCCTAGGTAAGCCTGAGAGTAAAAGCTCTCTGCATTGGGTGTAAGTGTAGCACCTGCACCATTGTTTAAGTCAAATCTTAGTTTTCTCATTTTGTTTTTTTTATTTGTTATTGTTAAATTTATTAAAGTTACTTAATCTTTGCTGCACGCTCAACGCTACAGCCTCCTCAACTACCACTTCTTCACCATCAACAGCCATAGCCTCTTCTAATTGGGCTTTAAGATCTGCTATCATAGCTACTAAATTATTTACTTCTGCATCTAGTGCAGGCTTAACTATTGCTAGTATTGCCTCAGCATCTAATACAGGATCTACAGCCATAGTCTCTTCTACTACTTCCTCCTCTTCTACTACTGTATCTTCTAGGGCTACCTCTTCTGGGGCTGCCACTACTTCAGCATCACGTATCTCAGTAATCTCACCGTCTACTACGACATAGATTTTACCCTCGATAGTGTGCTCTCCATCAGGTAATTTGTTCATATTTATTTTGGTTTTTAATTGTGTTTCTGCTTTTAATTTCATACCTAAATATCCCTCTATTGAGAAGCCTACCTGGTCATTATCTACCAAATGGTTATAGTACTCAACATCAGTTACCTGAGCTGTTACCATTAAGGTACCGGTAGGTACCTCTATACCGAATGATGAGTATGCCTTATCTTTAAGGGGGCTATCTACAATCCATGCTTCCAAAATATATGCTGG